CAATGATGATCCAAGCTATGCAAGCTCACATTACTGAACACGTTGGCATGGAATACAGACGGCAAATGCAACAACAAATGGGTATTGAAATTCCATACAGCGAAGATGGCGAAGAGGCATTGTCACCAGAAATGGAATTGCAGATTTCCCGTATGGCAGTTCCTGTGGCGCAGAATTTGCTCAAACAAAATCAAACCGCTATTGCTGCTCAAAACGCTCAACAAGCTGCTCAAGATCCTATTGTTCAAATGCAAATGAAAGAATTGCAGCTTAAAGCCCAAGAAATTTCTATTAAAGAGAAAAAAATGGCTATGGATGCAGCTGCCAAAGCTGACCAAATTGAGATTGAAAAACAACGTATTGCAGCGCAAAAAGAGATTGCGGGTATGCAAGTTGGAGCTAAGACAGCCAAAGATAAAGCAGATCTACAGTCTAAAGAACGCATGGAAGGTTTGCGTATTGGCGCACAAGCTGGTCAAACTAAAGCTCAAATTAATGCTCAAAAACAACAAGAAGCAGCACGTTTAACAGTAGATTTACATAAACATAATACTCAACAGAAAGCTAAAAAAGGCTAAAAAATGAAAGAAAAAATACTAGATCATCTAATTCAAAACCTAGATGAGAAAGTTCGGAGGCTCGAAGAGTCTCTGGGTACGGGAGAAGCTAAAGACTACTCTGAGTACCAGCGGATGTGTGGAGAGATTACAGGCCTTCTTACCGCACGTCTTTATATGTTAGACCTGAGAAAAAACATGGAGAATTTTGATGAGTGAAATCATATTGGGTTCAAACCCCGATGATGTAACCGCAACGACAGTACTACCAGCAACAGACGAAGAAAAAGCCAAGCAGCTCCCAGAACCTACTGGATATCGCATTCTTTGCGCCATTCCAGATGCCGAAAAGGAATACGAAGGTGGTCTTCTTAAAGCAAAAGAAACTTTGCATATGGAAGAAGTCCTATCAACCGTATTTTTTGTGGTCAAAATGGGTCCAGATTGCTACCAAGACAATGCTAGGTTCCCTAATGGACCCTGGTGCAAAGTCGGTGATTTCATTTTAGCCAGACCAAATACTGGCACAAGATTGAAAATTCACGGTAGAGAGTTCCGAATAATCAATGATGATTCTGTCGAAGGTCTTGTAGAAGATCCTCGTGGAATTACTCGTGTTTAAGGAGAAAAATCATGGCTGAATTCAAAGGCGAAGAGTTTAAATTCCCTGATGAAGTGGAAAATGAACCAGAAGAAAAGTTTGAAATTGAAATTGAAGACGATACTCCCCCAGAAGATAGGGAAAAAACCCCTCTTCCCAAGAATATTGTGGACGAAATTGATGAAGATGACCTAGAAAGTTACTCTCAAGAGGCAAAACAACGTCTTTTCCAGATGAAAAAGCTGGTTAATGATGAGCGCAGAGCAAAAGAAGCAGCTTTGCGTGAGCATCAAGAGGCAATTCGTGTAGCTAACTTAGTTATTAATGAAAACAAAGCTTTAAAAGGCCGTTTAAATGACGGAGAAAAAGTTTATGTTTCAACTGCTAAGGAAAATATTTCTCGTGAGCTTGCAGAAGCAAAACGTGAATATCGTGAAGCGTATGATTCTGGTGATTCTGAAAGACTTGTAGAAGCACAAGAGCGTTTAACTGAAGTAAAAATGAAATCTCAAGAAATTGAGCGTTATAAACCTCAGTATGACGAAAGTGCTTTACAAGAAAAGGAAAATGAAGTACAAATACAACATCAACAACCAGCACCTCAGCGATTGGATCCAAAAACCCAATCGTGGCTTGACAAAAACAAGTGGTATGGCGAAGATGATGATATGACATTCCTGGCATCAGGTATTCATAGGCGTTTAGAAAGGGAAGGAGTCCCACTCGGCTCCGATCACTACTGGAACGTCATTAATACTGAAGTTCGGAAACGCTTTCCAGAAAAATTTTCTGAAGAGGACACAGGGACCAAAGACCCTGTAAAAATTAATAAACCCAGCACGGTAGTAGCACCTGCCACTAGGTCCACATCCTCCAAAAAGATTAAACTTACGCAGTCCCAATTAGCTTTGGCTAAGAAATTCAACCTTTCTCCAGAGCAATATGCTATGGAATTAACTAAATTGGAGTCTTAAAATGGCTGAAAATAGAGTTCCCCGTGAAGTAAGCAATCGTCAACAAGCAGAACGTCCTAAGGCATGGAGACCGCCTGAGTTGTTGCCAGAACCTGATAAACAGGCTGGTTTTGCTTATCGCTGGATTCGTGTTTCTATGTTGAATCAAGCTGATCCCCGCAATCTATCATCCAGACTGAGAGAAGGATGGGAGCCAGTAAGAATCGAAGAGCAACCGAAATTTAAATTGCTAGTTGATCCCGATGGACGTTTTAAAGACAACATCGAGATTGGCGGATTATTACTCTGCAAAACCCCAGAGGAGTTTGTTAAACAACAGCAGGATTATTATGCTGAGATGACCAGACAACAAACGGAAGCTGTAGATAATAATTTAATGCGCCAGAGTGACCCAAGGATGCCGATCTTTAATGAACGGAAATCTACGACAAGCTTTGGCAGAGGTAATCAATCTTAATAAGGAGTTTTAAATGGCATATCCTACCGTTTCTGCCCCATACGGTCTTAAGCCTATAAACCTTATTGGTGGTCAAGTTTTTGCTGGCTCAACTCGCAACATCAAGATCCAGTACAACTTCGGAACCAATATTTTTTATGGTGATGTTGTAGGTATTTCCCGTGGCTTTATTACTCGTTCCATTATGACTACTGGTGCAACAGCTATTACTGGCTATGCAACTGGCGGTACTATTGGCGTGTTCTTAGGCTGCTCTTTCACCAACCCTGTTACCAAGCAAAAGACTTTCAGCCAATACTGGCCAGCAAGCACTTTAGCTGGTGATGCTGTTGCTGTGGTTTGCGATGATCCTGATACATTGTTTAAAGTTGCTGCTGTTACAGCTGCTGCTGGTACAACTATCGGTTCTGTTGCTTCTGCAATGGTTGGCTTGAACGTAACTGGTTCTAACTTAGCTGGTTCTACAAATACTGGTAACTCTAGCAATGCTATTGTTCCATCAGTAGCTGTTGAAAATACTGCTTCGTTACCTTTGCGTATCGTTGATATTGTTCCTGATACAGCAATTTCCACCACTACTACTTATACTTCTATCGCTGGTTCAGTCACAATCACTTGTGCTGCAATCCCATCAGCTTTGGTAGTTGGTACAGAAGTTGGCTATATTGCTTCTAACGGTCAATACGTTGGTACAGGTTCATGGGTTGCAGCTGCTGCTGCTGCTGGTGCTACTACTGTTGTTCTTAACAGCGCACCTGTAACAGTAAACAGCCCAACTGGTACTGCATCTTCCACAATGACTATTCCTGCATCTAGCACGTTAGTATTTACTCAATACCCAGAAGCTGTTGTTAAATTCAACTTCGGTATTCAAGAGTATTACAACACGCAAGGTCAGGCATCGACACTTTAATCTAAGGAGCTTTTAAATGGCTATTTCACGCGCACAACTACTGAAAGAGTTGCTCCCTGGACTGAACGCATTGTTCGGACTTGAGTATGCTCGCTACGGTGAAGAACACAAAGAGATCTACGAAACTGAGACCTCTGAGCGTTCTTTTGAAGAAGAAACAAAACTGTCAGGTTTCTCTGCAGCTCCTGTCAAAAACGAAGGCTCAGCCATCGCTTATGACAATGCTCAAGAAGCATGGACAGCTCGCTACAACCACGAAACTATTGCCCTTGGCTTTAGCTTGACTGAAGAAGCAATCGAAGACAACCTCTACGATTCTTTATCAGCTCGCTACACCAAAGGTCTAGCTCGTGCTATGGCTTACACCAAACAGGTTAAAGCTGCTGCTGTATTGAATAACGCTTTCAACGCTGCCTACACAGGTGGTGATGGCGTATCACTACTCAATAGCGCACACCCATTGGTTAACGGTGGTACTAACAGCAACGCTCCTTCTACAGCTGCTGACTTGAACGAAACTGCGTTGGAAAACGCTGTTATTCAAATCGCTGCCTGGACAGATGAGCGTGGTTTGTTGATCGCTGCTAAACCTCGTAAATTGGTTGTTCCACCAGCATTACAGTTCGTTGCAACTCGTTTGCTTGAAACTGAATTGCGTGTTGGTACAAACAACAACGATATCAATGCAATCAAAAACAACGGTGCAGTTCCAGAAGGTTACACAATTAACCACTTCTTGACCGCTACCAATGCTTGGTTCTTGACAACTGATGTGCCTAACGGCTTGAAGCACTTTGTACGCACACCACTCCAGAATTCTATGGACGGTGACTTCGATACTGGTAACGTCCGTTACAAGTCTCGTGAGCGTTACAGCTTTGGCTGGTCTGATCCACTAGGAATCTACGGTTCTTACTAAGAATCAATCACACGTAAATCAGTTTGGACCTCGCTCACAAGGCGGGGTTTTTCTTTATAATGTCAAAATGAAAATTATCTATGACTTTGGCGCTCATAATGGCAACGACATCCCATACTATTTAACTAAAGCCGACAAGGTAGTTGCAGTA